CGGTATTTGGAGCACAGGCACGCCACATCCTCTATGCCTTCTGCCTTCAGACTGTCCCGCAGTTTTCGCAGCTTGGCGATGGTATTCACAAAAACGAGGATCTTTTCTCCCGGCTGTACCCGGCGGATGATATCCCGCTCGTCATCGTCACGGTAGAAGAACTTCACGCTTGACACAAACCGATAATCCATCGGCAGACGATAATGCTGCCCCTCTGGAATCATTTTCCGCAGCTTCCAATAATCAAAGAAGGGGCGGGCGGTTGCGCTCATAAAGATGCAGGTCTTCGTTGTCCACAGCTCTTTAATAGCCTCATAGCTTGCATCCACATGATCGTTGAAGCTGGCATCGGTCACCATGTAGTGATACTCGTCTGACACGATATAATCAAACGATCTCAGATAAGTTTTGGCGGCATCTTCATTCCTTTGCAGGAAGGTTTCCAGCCACTGGTATGTTTCAACACAGATGGTGTGCTCATACTTGTTATCTATGGCGGGTTTGTTGACAATTCCTCCAAGCGCGGGATCATAGTCCTCGTAGGATACCTCTATACTCCCCAAACGGTTCACATCGCGCTCGATCTGGTTGCGCAGAGCTTCGCGATTGCACAGAATCAGGATACGCTTACGACGTTCATATGCCCACGGCAGCAATGTCTTCAGAATAAAATAGGTCTTGCCGGAGTTCGTGCCCGCATCAAGCACCACGATCCCATGCCAATTCTTGTAATCCTCACCAACAAGATCTGTGATGTACTGTTTTGCAGGCTGTGGAGTTACCCCGGCGGTTTCCGGTTCTTCCTCCGGCACAATGGGATCAAGCTGTTCGTCGGTATCCTTTTTCTTTTTGCGAGCGGCCTTAATACAATCCAGAATCTCCTGCAGTTTTTGCTGTCGTTCTTCTTCCGTCAACGAGGCAGGGTCAATGTGCTGCTCCTGCTCATACTCCCGTTGTGCCTCAGCCAGCTTCAGGTAGAAACCATCGAATGGCCAGCGCTTCTCTTCATCACTCATATTGATCCGCGTCTCCTTTTTTGATTTCACTATACCATATCATTTCGTTTTGCTCAAGGGACAT